TCCATAAACCTGTACAGCCTTGCCCATGAACGAGTTGATGAGTTCAATGAACCCGCCTTTGTCGCCGTTGAAGTTTCCTTCTTCAAAGCCGCTGATGTTGGATGAAGTTAGCGCATACCAAAAATCTGCCATACGCCCACCTCACGAAAACCAGTGTGTTTTTTGCTTGTGAATCAGTTCCTTGGTTCTGGCAAGTTCAGCTTCGTATTCTGTCGCCGTGGCCCGCTTGGCGTCGCCCATCCCGTTCAGCGTTATGTCTTTTGTGATGATGTTATTCAACTTATTAACCCTGCTGACTTCGCGTTCCAAGTATCTGACTTTCATCAGATAGGCCAGGGTGTTGATAACGTACAGGGGAAGTTCGCCTGAAAATATCTGCGTGTCCTTGTTATAGTACAGCTCAGATATGTCAAGTTGGAACTCGCCAAGGGCGTCCAAGAACCACTGATACTGCAATTCAGCCGCAATCGTTTCCCTGTCACGGATCGTAGACTGGAAACTTGTGATTACGTCCGTTGCGCTTGTGTTTGCCATTGGCCCGCCCCCTTTTTAATTCATCGGAATCCCAGTGAACCTCTCGACCGCCTTGATCTTTTCGTAGTCGTTGATCTTGTGCTTTTTGATGTATTCAACCAAAATAAATCTCTCGGCGTGAATCACCACAAGGTCTTTCATGTTCTTTTCAAAGTCGCCCATACGCTTATACTCAAACAGTTTCGCCAGTTTATCATCCGTCAAGACTTTCTGTTTGGACGTTTCCGTTTCAAACTCAAATTCTTTGCGAATTGCAGGGTCTTCGACATAAATTCTCGCGTGAGAGCCATGTCCATCTTCGCCTGTAAACTGGTTATTCTTTGCGTAGCATTGGCTAACGACTTCTTCGGTTTCAATGTTCAATCGCCCATAAGCGGGGATTGAAATATGACCCACAGTGTTGATTCGCTTAAAGCCTTGAGTCCAAGGCGTGAGATTCACGATAGAAACCTTATCAGCCATTCAAATTGCCTCCGTTAAAATTGTCTTTCTTGAAATTGTCCCATTTCGACAATGCTTGCCCAAGCCGTTCGCTTTTCTTAAAGGCGAAATATGGATAGCGAGAGTTTTGGTTATAACCCTCGTATTCATAATCAATATTCAAAGCCTTCAAGTAGTGCATCAGCGGTAGACTATAGCAGTAAAAAATGTCTCCCATATACATTCCAAAAGGCAAGGGGCAGCCACAATAGCCACCCCTGCCATCCTTTTTCTACGATGTTAGATTACAGCGCGTAACCTGCGGCGGGGCTGAGAGTCGTGTTGTTGTACAGACCAATCTTGAACTCGTGGCCCTTCGCAACGTCGGCCGCCACTTCGATGTCGAAGCGGGTCATCACATGTCCGGTAGCGATGTCGTTGCCGGTCAGTGAGGTCAGTCCGCCGCGCACCCAAGTCTTGATGGGGCTGTTCATGCCGGTAGGCGTGATGATAACCAAGCCTTCAGGGAACGCAGACACAAAATCGGTGCCAGCGGCATCCAATTCGCTGTAGATGGGCATATAGGGAATCTCGCGGACGATTGAACCCTTGTAATAGCCAAGGTAGCCAGTCCTGCGGATTTCCTCAAGTGCCTTCTCGGACATAATGAGCACGGTGCCGGTAGACGAAACGACCACGGACGGGTCAAGCTGGGACACGTTAGCGTAGGTGCCAAGAATGGTGGGGACACCATGACGGCGAACCTTCGTCAGAACGGGATCAAAATCAGCGGCAGCAATGCCAGCGGTTTCATTCCAATACTTAACGCCAGTGGCAGTCTTGATGGCAGCATACACGGTCTTCAGGACGTAGTTGGATGCCTTGTTCATGATTTCGGTACGAACCTGCTGCAAGCCACGGTTTTCGCTGTTCATGTCGCCAAGAGCAACCTTGCGGTAGTCAACGACGTAGCCGCCAGAGATCGTCTGGGGCGCAACGGCGTACTTGCTGACGGTCGGCACGGCAAACGGCACATCACCGTTGGGAGCCTGGAAACGAGCGGCCTGCCCGGTGATGCCGTAGACTTCGCGCTCAATGCTGTCATTGGCGGCAATCTGCTCAAAGTCACCGAAAATCTGCATCAGGCGCAGTTCTTCGTCAACCAGCGGCTCGATGGTATAACGGCGGATGGCGTTCAGTTCTGCCATAGCGGTAAAATCGCCAGCGGCAGACTTGGAACCCAAGTCCTTGATGTACTTCACAGCCTTATCGGTGCGGTCGCCAAGGTTGGGAAGGGTCTTGCCTTCCACCATAGCGGAGAATACTTCCACCACGGGGGACTTCGCGTTCAGTTCGCGGTTCTGGATATAGTCGCTGTCTTTACGTGCAGCGTTCAGCTCAATAGTGTATTTGTCCATTTTCACTTTCCTCCTATTTGATTAAGCCATTACGCCACAACGGTAGCAGCGGATGCGACATGCACAAGGAAATCGGCGGCGTTCACGCCGTTCAGACTCGTCTTGGCTTCCAGCGTAAAGTAGATGTTGTATCCGGTGGCGGCAGAAACCTCAAGGAACTTGCCAGCATCGCCGGTCACATTCGCAGCGCAAGCAACAAACTTGTCTCCAACAGACAGGGCGGCAAAGTTGGCGGTGCCAGAATCGAGGCTCAGGTGGTCTTCGGTCACGATCAGGTGCTGGCCAGCCCAAGCAGCCACGTCAAACGCGGTCAGGTAGGCATCCTTGGCAATCTTGGCGGGGGCGAACTCGTCCGCGTCGTGATGCAGGAGCGCAAGTTTCAGTTCTGCGACCTTCGCAGCAGCGGCGTTCGCCAAGGCAACCGTCTTGCCAGCGGCGATGGAGCACAGGTAGCCGTTTGCAATTTCGGCGTGCGCCTTGATGGTGGGGTCGTTCTTCGCGGTTGCGAACAGACCAAGTTCACGGAATTTAATCATTGTGTTTTCCTCCTATTTGTAGTATGTTAGAAAATAGAGATTTCTTCGGACTTTTCGTTGGTTTCATACACAGGCTCGAAAATGTCAAAGTTGGCGTTGTCTTTTTCCTGCTGTACTGCGGCGTTCTGCTCCGCAACCTTGGCGTCCTCGATAGCCTTCTTGCCAATCCCGGCATGAATCTTTTCAACGATACTGTTGATTTCCACATTCATGGGGTCTGCTTCAAAAGCGGCGATTGCGTCCTTGGCATATTCCTTCTGCTCATCCGTGAAGTTGGCAAGCGCAGCGTTCAGTTCGCCCACGCGCGCCTTAGCCTTTTCCAAAGAGATCATCAGGCGCAAGCCTTCCGCTTCCTGCCACAGTTCCTGATACTTCACGTCAAGCGCATTGCGCTCAGACTCTACGGCCTCAAGCGTTGCTTTTAACTGCTCTATGCTTGCGCTAAGTTCAGTTACGGCAGAAGCGTTCTGCTCAATGACCCTTTCCTGTTCGGCGGTCTTGTCAACCTTGGCCGCAAGTTCAGCCAACAGGGTTTTAATTTCATCCATCTGTTTTTCCTCGCTTTCCTTGTTGTTGTTGAACTCAAGAATAACCGCCGATTGGTCTGCCGGGCGTACACCCAACAGCGCATATCCGCTGTACTCAAAGGCAGTAGGAATCCTGCCTTGTTCAAATTTTCCGTTTAGATATTGAATTTTTTCGTTTTGTCCGCTTCGCACGATTTCAACACTGCCCTTGGGCGGTTCGCCCAGAGCAATCTTGTCTTCAAGCCATTTCACGAACTCGTTGTGACGCATCTGGTCTATCGTGCCTTCAGCAACTAAAACGCGCTTCATCTCGCCGTTGATTTCAACAGTATCAAGATAAGCGCGTTCAGCATTGCCTATAATCGTTGCGTCCTTGAATACGGGGATGCCATCTTCCACTTCGTACTCCCCGTGTCCGAGGAGTTCCGTTTCATCGCTATCAATGAACTGTGCAGTTATAGACATCCCTCTGGCACTTTCAATGTTTTCCTTGCAGTATTGCTCGATCCAAGTAATGCCATTTTCGTTGAACTGCGTCCCCACATTGTTTTCCACAACACTGTCGGGATACACCTCATGCAATACAGCCTTGAACGGGCGTCTCCCGTTCTTCTTCTTCTTTTCAGATAACTCAAAACTTAACAAGCCACCTCACCTCCCTCCATCGCTAAGTAGCGCTTGGCTTCGGTGAGCCGTTGCTGTTGTTTTTCTTGCTTTTGAGTGTATTGGCATTGGTTGGATCAGTGTTTTCAGGACGGCCATTTTTCTGGTCGTCAGCGCTCAGCGTTGAGCTGGTCTTGTGGACGGGGTACTTGTTCTCAATATCCTCTTCCACTTCCTTATCAAGCAAGCAGTAGAATGCGTCAGGCGGTACGCCTATAGCCGCCGCCCAAAGCGTCAGACTGCCCTTGCCTTGCAGGTACATTTCCTTGGCGTAGCCAACGAACTCCTTGCGATTGGCGTGAGTGATAGGCAAGTAGACAACGCTGACGGGGTTTTTGCCGTCACGAATCACGCAGGCGTTCAGCACCTTGTTCAATTCAGACGATACTTCTTCAATCATCTTGAATATCGAGGCTGTGACAAGTTTCAGGTTTTCTTCAAGCGAAGAGAAACTTGAATCGCCAGAGCCTGACAAGAGCGATTCCGCAAAGCCCAAGGATGTGCTGATGTTGTTGCGCAGGTTGCGCTCGTTCTTTTCGTCAAGGATGTCTATGTTCGTATCAATGCTGTCTATCTTGGTGCCAGCCGCCACAGAGAAGAAGGATATCCCGCCACGGGAGTTCTTTTCTGTCACGCCTTGCTTGACAGCCAAGTGCTGTGCTTCCTGCTGTTTGCCGGACAGGGCACTTGTCCCTGCTTCCTTTCCTTGCGGGAAGGTCTGATAAACAATCTTGTTGTTTACTTCGTCCAACACCTTACGCTTTGTTTCTGTATAGTAGTCAGAGAAATAAACGTCCACCAAGGCGGCGAGCGCAAGCGGTCTGCCCCAAGGTTCCGATTTCTTGCCCCTGAACTTTATGCAGATCGTGTGGTCGTTGTTCAGCACAAGCCAATTGTTCTTAGTTGAAGAACTTGAATACTTGGCGTATCCGCTGCGGATTTCCGCAGGCATCTTTTTCAGTTTTGATTCAGCGGTTTCCCCGCCATACCCGTCGTCAAAATAGGATAGGTTAAACGCAAGCACAGGGCTTGAGTTTTTCAGTCCAATAATCTTGGTGTATTCGGGCAGGAGGTTGATGGCAGACGCTCGGATGTTTTCGTTGATTTCCGTAATGGCTTCAACGTCCCTGTCAGACATCGTTCCTTTGTCTTTGATGTTTCGCTCCTTGACTTCTACATAATAAAAGCCAATTCCGTCCACCAAGGCCAGAAGGAGGCAGTCACGCAGGAGTTCCTTGTCCCGCAACGCATTCAACGCTGCCGTGGCCTTTGCTTGGTTGTTCTTCTTTTTGGTTTTTGAATCGCCATAGGGGACGATTACCTTGTCAAGCGTTGGAAGGGCTACCATTTTGTCAACAGTGTTCGTTACAATGCCGTTGGCGTTGTACACAACCCTGCTCAGTTCACGCAGTTTCGCGTTGTTGCCCATCGGGTCTTGAACCATGCTCTTGATAGAACTTGGGTCAAACATGCCCGATATGTTCGTCCCGAAAAGCCACGCTGTATCGTTCAGAACGACAGAATTGTAGGACTGGGACTCAAAAATATCGCTGTTTTCTGACACGCAATCACCCCTTTCTAATTGATATAGACTCCGTATTCGTAGTCTCCTGTGTTGGACACAAGATCTCGCTCAAGCAGGGACGCCAGATAAACGCCGTAAGACAAACTTGAATACCTATCCTTCTTGTTGCTTCCAGTTTCGTACAGGCGAATATCGCCAGTAGTCGGGTTCTTCTGATACTCCAGCCCAACCATTTCACTGATAAGCGCCTGAGTTTCGACGTAGGGTCGCTCATAAAAAGCAAGCGTTTCTCCGTCCGGCGCTTTCGTGTATTCGTCGATGTTTGGCAGCACTTCTTCCAAGGCTGTTTGATGCCCAACGAGCAGTTCAAGCCTGTTGCTTGTAATCACGTCCCGCATCAGCATGGCAATGTCACTGTTCAATTTGGCGGACGCAGTGATTACAAAAGCGCAGGGCACAGAACCCGGCGTCACAATGCGCCTTGCTGTGTTATCGTCGTTGAAGCACTCCCAAGGCGGGTATTCACAGTCACGTTCGCTGTCGTACAGCACCTGCGCCAAGCGGTCATAGACGAGAATCCCGCCGTTGCGGGCATCAAGTACCACGTAGTCACAGTTCATGTCGTAAAATAGCCGTTTGATGCGAAGCGCCTGATTGTCAATATGGCTACCTGGGTCTGCCTCAATGTAGGGGACAACTATCCGATAGCCCGTACTCGCAGTATGGGTTCCGTCGTCGAACCTGACGCCCAACTTCTGTGGCATCAAGCGTAGCAGGGTCGAGGACGAATTGTCGTTCTCTTCCTTGTTCACGAACGCAAAGTCGCACGATAAAATACGAATTTCATCAGGATGCTTGGGTAGGTCATGCGGATTGGCCCGTTTACCCCTGTCAAATGGCGACTTGGGGTAGATGCATTTTTTCTGCGTCTGACAGCCGACAAGCGACGTGTAGGAGAAAAAGTTTGACGTTCCTTCCCGCAACAGCCCGTTCTCGTATTCTGTGAACCACGTGATCGGATCAGAGTCGCGCTTGGCTTTTTCTAACTGCTGTCTTGACTTGATCCTGTGATGCAGCACAACAGCCAAGTCGAGCGCCACAAAGCATCCAGACTTGTCCTTGTAGTAGTCGCTTGTCAGACCCGTACACAGCGGATATATCCATTCTGTGCTTGCGCCAGAACTGCTGATGTAGACCGTGGTCGGTTCTTCGTCAAGTTCCTGCATAGACGAATATTCCGGGAGCGTTCTAAACTCGGCAGGTCGAACGATTTGGAAGGGTATAGCAATCCTGTCAACAATATCTTTGGGGATGCGCCTGAACTCTTCCAATATCAGCAGGGACGAACGATTGCCAAGCCCACTTTCAAGGGCGGGGACGACAACAATGCTTGAATCGTTGCGGAACTTAACTTCCGTTCTGTTTTGGCTTGTTAGGATGTCAACGATTTCCAAGGCAAGTCGTCTGCTTCTGGGTTGAAGTTCTTTCTTTATCTTTTCTTCAACAATAAGCGACGACATGTTCTTTGTCGCTGACATGATAACAACTTTTGTGTTGGGATAAAGAATGGCCTTTGCGCAGGCGTACAGGGCAACTATCCACGACTTTGCGGCGGCACGTGATGCCACTATCGCAATCGTAGGATGTACGTTCATCAGGTAAATCAGGATCATTTGATACCAATATAGGTTGATACCAAGGTATTCCTGTATGAATTGACACATGTTGCGGCGGTAGTAGGTTACATAGTCCATGAACCGTTCGCTGTTTTCCTGACTGTTCAACCAATGGTCTTTGGCAAAGTGCTGACTTACTTTCTTCTGGGTCGCGTCATACAACTGTGTCACCCCCGATGGTGTACTCAGGGTCTTTATCCTTAGAGCCTGTAAGCCAGTTCTTTAGCGGCCTGAAGATGAATCTCTCGACGTACTCGCCAAGTCCGTCCATGTCTCTGAACTTTTTCTTATCTTTATAATCTTCGGCAGGGCAATATTTCTCAATGTCGCGTATCCACAGCCCAAACGTGCCTTCATCAACGCCGTCGTTCTTGGGCGATACGTCCAAGCCAACGGCCTTCAGCGCTTCCTGATACAGCGACGACAGGGTTTTGATGTCCGCCGCCTTGCTGTCGCCCGCAGATATGAACCTGTTGTGCTGGCACTTATATTTGCAAGCGTCAACGATCAGGTCTTCCTGTAGGGGAGTAGGGTTGCGCTTTTGCTGCATCAAAGATTTGTACAGCGTTTGCATGAAAGCATATTCGTCGTTTGAATAGCCGGTGCCCCAACGCCCAAGGATTTCAGACGATGGCTTCTCGTTCTGGGCGATTGACGCCTCAACCACCTCTTGTGGTTTTGCTGAGATGAGTCCGCTGATAACCGCATTCTGGTCGATGGTATCTGTGAAATCGCGCCAACGCATATATTGGCTCATGTTTGCACGGGACATATATGTGCCGAACGGGTTATCATCGAATTTGGGGGATTTTGAAGCGACATCAAGTATGTCGTTTGAATAATAAATGTTAAAGTTTAGACAAAGTGTGTAGATAACTTGCTGTATGTTGCCTTCATAAATGCTTTTATAATGCTCAAACAACTGCGCCATGCACTTATTGCAAACATGCAAGTATCCGTCATTTTGCTCGTAGAACGTTGACCTCACCTTGGCAAAGTTCCCTTTTGGAGAAGGCGTAGGGTACATCTCCCCACACCTAAAACAAAGAGTATTCAGCCGTTTCCTCTGCATAGACACGGTCTTAGATGCCGCCAATTTCTTAGGCGGCGGGGCTTTTTTGATTGCCATTTATATTATTCACCTCTAAATTATCACTTCCAACTAAAAAAGTTTTGCAACCGAATCCTCGACCATATCTGACTTCGGGCGATCATCATATATGCGCAACATGTCCGCACTTGACCACCCAAACATCTCGACAACCACGCTGTCCGGGAATCCCATGCGCAACAGTTCTGAAGCGAGAAAGTGCCTGTAGGAGTGGATGTACGCAGGTTGCCCAGAAAGTCGAGAATAGGTTGTAGCCCAAGAGTTCGCTATACAGGCGTCCCTGTGCTTGGATGCATCATCAGGGCTTGGGAATAGCCACTCGGATTCGATTCCGTTTTCTTTGCGGTATTTCATCCACAAGTCAAAATAGGGCTTGAACCCGCCAACCAACACGTATGCGGAGAGCATCTTTCCGTCACGCCCACGGCCTTTAGTTTTGATTTTTGGCGTGTAATACAACTTGCCATCCGCTATCAGGTGGGCGTCGTCAAAGTATTCGACCTTGAATCTAAAAAGTTCAGACTTCCTTCTGCCAGAATAGGCTGCCAACGCAAGGTAGCACGCTTTTTCGTACTCCTGCATCTCAACTAATTTGGAAAGCAAGTTCTCAATTTCTTCCCTGCTCCACACCGTCTTTTCCCGCGTTTTTTCAAGGGGCGGCGCTTCAATCTTCTTGACAATCGAACGGAAACCCGCAAAGTCCTCGTCCTCATCCGCTATGATATTTTCCACATAGTTTGACAGAGAGGATATGGCGCTGCGTAGGCGGCGCACACGACTGGGGGAGTTCTCGTTGTCGTTGATTAGCCAACTTTGATAGCGCACGAGATCACGCTTGGTGATTTTCTGAAAGGGACGATTGTTGTTTTCCTTATAGTTCCACACAAAGAAGATATCAAGGTCGTTCTCATAGCCGGAAATTGTGCCAGAGGAACGGTTGATGCCCTTCAGGTAAGCAAGGAACTCTTTCTGCAAAGCCCTGTTAGTGGGAAGAATCTGCGCAATGAGTTCTGGTGTAGTGATTTTATTCATCTTTGTTTGTCTGCCCATTTTGCACACTCCTTCCAAAAACAAAAAAAGCCCCGCTTTTGCGGGGCGAGAAAAACCTGTTTAATTGCGTTTTAAGGGCATGAAATGATTACATTCTACGCCCTTGTAGAAACACCCTTCATCAGAAAAACAGCGCTAAAAAGTCGTTGATATCATTGACTTTTTTGGGGCCGAAATGATTACATTTGCGACGACTTGTTACGGTGTTTTCTAACCGCCGCAGCAACCTTGATTCGCCTCTGCGTTTCGCGGCATGCATCACAGTATTTTTGCCTAACAGATCTGACAACCATCGGTTTTCTGCACCCAACACACACGTCAACCTTCGGTGCCTTAACGTCTGTTTCGCCAGATGTATTGGTGTCTTTCTTTTCCCTACGTGCCAACTCCACCTGTTTCCAGTTTTCGTAGAAGCCACGCAATTCCTTGTCAAGCGGGAGCACAGCATCTCTAAGCCATCCACAGGTGATGCCCCTGTTGGTGAAGGGTTCTTCCTCTCTGCGCCAAGAGCACGGTTTGTCTTTGGCGTCGCAGAACCCTTTGTAGTAGTTTGGACACTCCTTTTTGATATGGGCGTCTATCAGTCTGATAAGTTGAGGCTCTGAAATGTTCGCCATAAATCTAAAAAATCTCCTTCAAATTCCTTACAAAACACCGATTTTGTTAGTAGATCAGTCCAATTGCACGTCATAAACGCACTCGATAGGTTTTCTATCAGACGTTATAATAACTAACTGTTCTGGCGTTCCAGATAATCTGTGTTCGAGGGCATAACTATCTGTGCCGTTTACGCACCCGCCCTGACAGATTTTTATGCCGTGTTTCGTCACGACTGCGTTCTCATGCCTATGCCCCATTAAAATGCCGCGAGGTTTTTTGCCAGTAAGCAACGTGAGCCTTCCAGCAACGCTGTCTACCGTATCCTTGTCGCCATGCACAGCATACCAAAGGTGCCCTCTCGGACTTAGCGACGCAATCCCGTTACCCATTTCGCTTTCATGGACAGTCACATTGGCATTATTGGCAAACATGAGGTCAACATAGAACGGGACAAGGGTATCAAGTTCTTCGCCAGAAAGTTGATCGTCCTTCTTGGGCGACATCCTTGAATGGTTGCCCGCAACGCTGTAAACGTGGACTGCTGAAAACACACTCTTTAGTTGGTTTATAAAATTGCCAACCAGAACGGATACAGCCTTTACCTGCTCTATGGTGTTTAGGCTGTTTTCGATTCTGAGCGAAGTGTGGATAAGCCCTGAAATAAGATCGCCGCCAAGAACAACGTGACACTCCTGACAATTGTGCTGTTTTTGGATGTCGAATATTTCGTCAAGATACTTGCTAACTCTAAGGTTCAAAATTTCTTCGTTGAATTTGTTCAAGAAGTTGTTAATCTCAAGCCCGGTGTGCAAGTCTGTCAGTTGTACAATCATATCCTTTTTGCCAATAACGATAGGGGATGGGGCGTAGCCAAACGGCTTGCACTCCTTGCTCATGATGTCTTTTACCATCTCAAGTAACGTGCTTGCCCTTGCCTGTTCGCGCAGTTTGCGGTTCAGTTCGTTACGTTCGTCCCGCACCTGCGTCTTGACTTTGTAAAGTTCTTGACGCTCTTCCCGCATTTGCTCTATGTAGGATTCGCCGCCAATTTGCTTTGAAAATACAGATTCAAAGTAAGCGTTGGCTACCTGAAATTGCTTGCGATATGCGCTCTCCTGATATGGCTCGTCCGGGCGAAATTCTGCGTTCATGATGGTTGCAAGGTCTGTCCATGTGATGTCGATTTCGCCAGATTGCTTTGCACAGCCAAGTCGCCAGATCATTTGGGATTCGCTCTCAGATGGGAGCCTGCGTAGTATGTCGAGTATCGGGATCACCTGCCTTAAAATTGTTATTCTTGGATGGTAGGCGCTTTAGACACGCAGTTATGCTGTCCGCAACCCTGTCCATTTCTTTGTAATCGGAATAGTGGATTCGGATTAGGGGGATGAAGCTGTCTTTGCAAAAATCTGATTTTATTTTGTCTCTGCGCTTTTGTGTGGCAAATTGTTCTTCACCACCAAACCATTCAACAGGACGGTAGTGTTGGTGTCCGTTGCACTCTATACACCAACCATAGTCGGGGAGATAAAAATCGAACTTTAAGGGTTTCTTATCAACGCACCCGTCGAACTTCTTTTGTTTTACAAATTTTATCTTGTTTTTGCGCAACGCTCTGGCTAAAAGGACTTCGCCTGTAGATATTGCGCATCCGCACGAAACGGTGTGGTTCCTTAAAAGGTTTGAACTGCTTACAACAGTTGTTTCTCCACAGTCGCATTTGCACAGCCACTTGAAATTTCCGCTTTTGTTCTTCTCTTTGCGTTCTAAAACCGTTAATATTCCGAACTTCATACCCGTCAAGTCTTTTATACAAGACTCGCCGTGCGCCTTGTCTCTGCATCTTGTGCACTGTGTCGATATCCCACGAATTAAATTTTGCTCGATTACAATGGAAGTCGAACCGCAGTCACACTGACAAAGCCAAGCCCTTGTAAGTTTTTCGCCCTTAGGAACGACCTTAATAGCCGTTAACTTCCCAAACCTTTTTCCTTGTACCGAAGCGACTCTTTTTCCCTCGTTGTTGCAATTTTGGCAATTAGGGATGTCCCCACAAGAAATCTCGTCGCGCATGAAAACTCTCGTATTGCCACAGATGCACCTGCAATGGAATTTGTGGCGGACATTGTCGTCCTCTTTGATTATGGTATATGTGCCGACTTGTGATCCGACTTTGCACGGCTCATTTTTCTTAGTAGATTCCCACGCCAACATCGACTTCATACATCCGCAAGATTTTGTCTTTCCAGACGTAAGTTGAGTGCCTAAGACGGAGACGGTATTCCCACAATCACAAGTACACTTGTACATCCTATTAGCGTTTCGCTCTGGGTTTGCATAACCTTCGTCAGAAACGACCTTTAAGAAACCATAGTAGTTCCCGACGATGTAATTTTTTACTTTTGCCCCCGCTCGTTTGCGACTACATTCGCAGCACGCGACTTGCCCCTTCCACAGTTTCTTGCGATTTATTACCCATTCTTTCCCGCAGTCACATCGGACGTTCCAATAAGTCTCAGTCTTTGTTCGGCGGTTAAATGACACCACTGTTATATTGCCGTATCTATTCCCGGTTTCATCTTTCCATCTTGGCTCAGCATATTTCATGCACCCACAGGACTTTGTGCTTCCATTTAATATGTTCTGTAATATAACTTCCTTCTCAGCCCCACATACGCACCTACACAACACTATTTGACCACCGCTGGATGTGCGCCTATCTGTTTCCCCGATAACTGTGAAATGGTTGTATACGTCGCCTATATGTTCCTTGACTTGAAACTTTTTCCCCATACCGTCTTAACCCTTAAAAAGATCTGCCCATCGGCTAACATCACCACGGTAGTTCTCTGTTAACGTACAAACCTCGCACCACTCTCTGCTTTTGAAGTGTTCCAACATTGGAACAAACCCAGAATCATTAGGATTTTTCAAGTCATTTTGCAGATTATGTCCAATCACTACGCATTTTGATCCTTCACAGATTCTCGACAATATTTTAATAAGCTGAACCTTTGTGAAATTTTGGGCTTCATCGACGATACATAGTGTTTTTGAGCCTCCAACCTCACCGATATTGGCCCCTCTTATGTATGTGTCTGTCATACATGTGATAAATGCAGTCCCGTTTTTGTCGTTAAGCATATCTTCCGTATGGAGCGCAGTGTTGATGTTTACCCCAATTCTCTGCAACGCCTGAAAGAACGGAGTCATGTAGGCTCTCGCTTTTAGGTCAATTCCACCAGGTAGGAAACCTTCTTTGTCACTGTTTACAGGGCTTGCAAGGTATACTATTTCATCAAAAAGACCAGTTTTTATAAGTAATACCGCCGCCGCAGTAGCAATAAGAGTTTTGCCTGAACCCGCAAGAGCGTTACAAAAGACAATTTTATTCCTACTATTCCAAATAGCGTCCCTAAACACCGTCTGCCCAGGATTCAGTTTTAGCCCAAAAAACGTGTGTTCTTCCAAACTATCAGGCGCTTCCTCTGCGATTGGCGAACTGTAACCCATTTTCTTTCTTGCCATATCACAGCAGCTCCTCAATAGAGTCCACGATCTTATCGCAAATCCCTAACTCAAGGGCCTCTGCTGCGGAAATAAACCACTCTTTCTTTATCTTCGAGATAAGCGTCTTGCGGGGAATTTTCGTCCTCTGCTCAACGAAATCAGTAAGCCCATCAATCTGACGCTTGTATTCCGCAGTCACTTGCGTCACTTGCTCGTGCGTACCCGCCATTTGCGCCGACCCCTGATGGAGCAAAAATGCGCTCTTAGGCATCGCATACCTCTTATGGCAAGCAAGGAAGATGAAACTTCCCGCTGACTGGGCTACCCCCATGTTAATGCCAACGACAGGCGTTTTTGACATCATAATAAGGTCAATCAAACTGTTGTTCACGTCAAGGTCTCCACCCGGCGTGAAGAACATAATCTTAATCGGAACCCGTTCTTCAACGGGTTTGCCCGCGTCCTCTTTATTAAAGTTCAATATGTAGCGTTCGATTTCTAAAGTAGGGAGGTCTACGACGTCGTCTATCCAAAGTGTTCTGCGTTCAATCTCTTTATAGAAATTGACTAAACTCGGATCAGGCAGGGACAGGTTCTCTACGTTCTTCGGAATCTGGATAAGCATGAGATCATCAGCCAAAAGTTAGTCCTCTTCTTTTCGTAATTTTTGAAGGAGTGCCAAGACTTTATAAGATTCTTCCACGAAATACTTATGCCGTTTACTGCGCTGTTTTGCTGTCCTATGGACATGCACGGAGGGGATTTGACGACGGAGTTCCGTCGCTTCCTCCTTGTTAATGACGATCAATGAATCATTCCCTTCATGTGAAATTTGGCAACACTCTTTCCTTGCCTGTAAGCAAGCACAAAAAACAAGCGCAAAAAACAAGCAAGGAAAGAGTGCAAGATTAAGTACCCAATATATATTATTTTTATTTATGGATTCGGCCACGTCCTGTAGTGTACGATTTGACTAATTGTAGGTCTGGTGACCTCAAACTCTTCTGCGAGACTTGCTTGAGTAGCGCCGTTTTCCCACTTTTTTCTAATTTTATTAACTTGGTTCCACGTTAGTTTTGCACAACTACTCTTGTCTCCGTACCCATGCGAAAAGTTGTGGACACCCCTTCCCTTTCTCTCTCTATCCTTAGCGTTATCTAATTTTGTCCCAAGAAAGAGGTGGTTTGGATTTACGCATCCGGGGTTGTCACAGTGATGGCAAACACACATCCCGTCTGGTATTTCTCCGTTGTAGAGCGCATAAGATATCCTGTGAGCCTGACGCAACCTTCCATCAACTCTAATTATCCCGTACCCACCCATGTTTTTGCAACCCAACCACTCCCAACACCCTACTGTCTTATCTATTTTTTCTTGGAATCTTTCTTCTAAAGTCTTCTTCATGTAATTATCCTCATACTTTTAATCTTTTGGAAATACTGCGTCATACAACTTCCAGATGTCGTTGCCCTCTAATAAGTATGTATTGTCTTTAGATATTGGGACTCTTATCTTATATACAGACCCGTCGGAATACTCCTTTTTATCCCACCTTTTAACTCCATTTGATACATTGGCAATTTCAACATACTCAAATAAAAGCAATTCTCTTATTACTTTCAAATGAGCAGATTCCTTCCCGTTGCCAACCCAGCCCGCAAGAGATCTGTGCGGGAGCGTAAACTCGCCTCGCTTATTTGCGTAAACTTTTGAATAACACAGCATAGCTAAAGCGTCACACCTTACTAACCGCCTATCAAACCGTCTAATTATTTCATCGACATCTTGCTGTCCAATCCAAACATTCGCACCTTCGTTCATCGGGGATTTGTCGTTGGCCGCTTTCTCAATAATGCTATTTACGCTTGGGACTATTTTTATATTGTTTTCTTTTCCCCACTGAAATATCCTGTTCCTTGATGCCATATAGCTAAATCCCTCCTTGTGGAGATACCTCGCCATAACATAGCAAATCCTGTACATGTTCTGCGGGGAGATGTTCTTCCCCGCAAGATAATCTTTTGCTTCTAATACTTGGTTAATCAATAAGATATTCCTCCGAAATAATAATTTCTTCTGTACTAACTTCCACCATCGAATACCTGCGCCCCAGATACTCAAACTTCCCATCAGGGTCACGCTTAGGCAAAGTCAAATTAGGCACCTGCTTGATATTAGCAACAATACCTTCCCCCGCCATATTCCAAGCGAACTTCTTGTCCCTGCTCGGATACTTCTCATAGCCCAGTTTGACCAAGATGTTCGCCAATGCCTTTATATCGGGGCAAGCCTGCAAGCACCTGTTGCGATACCTGTCGTAATGCGATTTCCAATTAGCGGTATAATTCTTGGCTTCCGTCTTGCTGTATTTTTCCTTTACATATGCGTCAAGATACTTTCTGACGCGGGTCTGCTCAAGGTGCAACTTGCGGGTTTCTATGCCAAATTCCAAATAAATCTGTTCAACCGCATTAGCGGTTTCTTCGTCATAAGTAGCGGATTCGTCTATCATGATTGAGTAGTCGAACTCAGGGAACTTCCGTTTCCAGCGGATGCCCTTACTCCAGCGTTCCAGTTCCCAACACAAGCGGTTCATGTTGCTTGGCGACCTTGAAAGCTTCTGTCTTGCGTAGTAGGGATCGCGATACCTCATAAAATAGGGGAGGGGTCTGCCCCACTTAGCGATATGGCGGGGCATGTGATACAGGACACCAGTCTTAGCATACCTTTGTACCCTCGGTTTCCCGATATTTCGTAGGGGAGTAGATCATATCATCATCCCAGAGGGATGGTCTGCGCTTCGCACGCGGGAGTTTCACCCGCGCACTACATAATGATCGTTGCACCCAACGGTTTCCGAATTAGAGGAAATTGGCAGGAATTTCCGCCATAACGGAATCCGCGTGGCACAGGATAGTCATGCGTCGCACACGAATGTACGGCGTTTAGATTTCCCCTGTTAGCATGGCAAAGCCACACACCCCGCATTTACGGGTTCACAGACTGCGCACCATACCGTTGCCGATATGGGGGACTCGCCTCTCACGAGGCTATCAATGCTCTTGCCAGTTATTACCGATATAATATCTATGTACTTCTCGTACTTCTGCTTTTGCTCAGCAGTTTTAGGACACTTGTTATGATACGCACTTGCGTAGTTGCTGTATTCGCCAATAAGCGACTTCATCGTGCGCAGCGTGATTTTGTACCTGTTTTCCGTTGTATCCAATTCGGCAGCCGCAGCCACCTTGTCGTCAATATCGAGAACGATTGGCGCGTTTTTGTCTACGCCCGACATCATTGTTTGGTTGCTTAGAACGAGAACCAGATCACCCACTTATACCGCCATTTTCATGGTACTTTAACACTCACTCAAGAGTCGGGTTAGACTATATCATCACCCCATAGGGGTGGTTGGCACTTCGAGCGGCGCTAATCTCCGCCCTACATCATAGTCGTTACACCTGCCAGCCTATCGCTGGATTGGCACGGAGTCGAGTTCGGCCTTACCGTTCACTTATTCTCCGTTAGCGGGGCAAAGCCCCACACCGCTTTTGCTTGCGTTCACCAACTTCTCACCGCAACATTACTGTTACGGGGGACAATTTTTATTTTATCGAAATCTGAACCATTCATTCTTTGCGCCACCAAACTTTTGCAATTCACCATGCACACGTTCTCAAAATGTGTACAGTATTCGAGAATTTGTTCGTTCTCCACGCCGTTCAGCACGACATGTTCTGACCTGCAAATATGCGGGTTCCGCTCAATCAGGTGTTCGCCAATATACGCCCCATCCGCGTTGTTGCTGTAAAATTCTTCAGGCCCAAGGCAACCCACAGGTTCCAGTCCTCCGACATGCTCTAAAAACATAATCATGTCTGGCAACAAAAATTTGAAGCAGGCGTCAAGCCACAGTTTCCCGCATTTCATTTCATCCAGATATTTCTTGATGGTGTTTATCAGGTAAGCTCTGACGGACACTTCTTTGAGCATCGCGGGATTTTTGAGTACAGCCTTAGCGTATGGAGACACTGGCGTACACCTGTCTGCCGTCAAGCCAAGAAAGCACAAAGTATACAGCGGGTCGCCGTCAATAATTTTGTCAGCCCACGCTATGCTGTCGTTGGCAAGCGTCCTGAAGTCTTCGTAGTCAAGCGCCAAGTCCTGCAAAATCTGGTAATTAGAGCGGGTAAACACCGGCTCTTCTTCCCTTGTGAAATTCCACTTGGCGACCCCGAAGCAATGATTATACCTGTCAAACCTGTCCCAATAATCGTCCCAGTCGCGGGATGTCCCTGTCTTGGCGAAATACTTGACACCTTTGTACATGCTTTCCGTCATGACGATCATCACGTCATGTACGCTATGCCACTTTCCCCAGATGTCTTTGATAAAGTCAACGCCGTGGTCTGTGTAGAACCGTTCGTAGTCCATTTCCACAAGCAAACCCTTGATGAACGGCGCACGGATTATCATGGCTTTCATGTCCGCGTTGTGCCCAAGCAAGCCTTCAACTTCCCGCATCAGCGCAGGGTGGATAATCCCGCAACCGTCAAATGCTGAGAACTTATTGGCTTCCGTGATGTCTGTCGTTTTCTCCGCTATGTCTTTTTGCTTCCACGTGCGTTCGTTGCCCGCGTCGTCTGTAAATTGTATGTCTGCGTCGTATATGTATTTGATGTGCTGGTCTTTCATCGTCAGTGGCATGTCCGGCACCACAATGACTTTGGGCTTCCACCCTTCAAGGCAGTGGCAGGATGAAAACATCAACCCTCGGTAGGCGTAGAACTTAGACAGCACAGTTTCGCCAACGTCTACCCCCATCGTGACACGCTTGACAATTTCTTCAGATATCCGCTCGTCAATCAGGCTGATGGTGCCCACCCTTGTCATGGATGCTGAGCGCTCTGACATGACGTACTTGTTGCCATGTAAAGTCACCCCCTCATAGACTATATGGCGGATGGCCTCGTCGTAGTTGCTGACGCCTGAGCAGTCCACGAAAATGACAAACGGGTTGAACTTTGATTCCGTCTTTGTGATAATCCGTATAAGCCTGAATAGTTGGTTGTCTTGTTGCCTGATTTGGTGAGCGACTTCTTCTTCAAGGCTGGGTGATAGGTTAAAGTCGCTGTCAATCAGTTCCCGCAGGGCAAATGACCTGACAGCATATAGTTCCGGCGCAAATATTAGCACTCACCTCCGAATTCTGCCATAATCTTCAGGTATTCCGCTTGGCGCATGGCTTGGTCGCACAGTACCTCGCCAATCTCGAAGTCAATCAGGTCTTGCGGTGTAAAGTATGGGCAGACCTTATCGTCGTCGCATCGTCCGTTCCATTCGCACATTTTGCAGTAGTCGTCCCAAAGGTCATCAAATTTCCGTCCAAGTAACATTTTGTATAATCCTCTCTTTTTCTGTTTTAACGACCCCTTTCATATTATTGAATTTGTCGCTTAGAACCCATTTGTCAGATGTTAAACCAGACTTAATTTTCACTCTGTATCTTCCCTTCCGCTAATTCGTCAAGCCAATTGATGAACATTTCTCTCATTCGCTTGCTTGGCACGTATAGCGTTATTGGTTTTTCGTCTCTGATGGCCGATCGCCATACCCACTGAATCATTTCGGATAAAGCATACATATCTTCGTCCATAGTTACGCCATGAGCCTTGAAGTAGTTTTTGAAGTGCGGCACGAGATGCACGTTCGTCAGGTAGGCGATAGCAAATCTGTGTCTGTGTTCATTTGTCGCCCTAATGTTAAATGACAAAAACGAATCTGCGCCGCCAGCCGACGTGAGTTTCTTTTTACTATCCTTATAAGTCGTCCACATCCTGTCGTCAACTCTTGACTTTAGGATGTTTTTAAAGTAGTTGTTCAGATTTTTTCGCATCCGATCGAACTGCTTTGATGTCGCCTCGTCCCACCATGAAAAACTCAAATCAAATCTGCCATCTCCTATCGAGTTCAGTTTATCGTCGTCTATTATCTTGATTAATGACTTTATTTTTTTGCCATCCACGCACACACTCGGAACGTCTGAGAAAGTATAGTTTTTCCCATCGAACGCTGTATAGATATAGTCGTACCCGATACCATGCATATCGAAATAATATCTCTGCATCTGAGCCTTGAACATATACGTGAGGACGAATATCTCCTGGAACGACGTAAAAACCTCGATTGGGAAATTCCAGAACATAAATTTGTTATTATGGAAGTACAAGACGCCCTGCTCCGCCATGTCCTTAATCCTGCTGAAGTTGTAGCCGTCATATTCAGGCTTCAGCCAAACAACCTTATCTCCATCAAGTTTTACATAATTAGCGTCAAACAAAACCCTAACATCTGCCAACTTAATTTTGATGTCTTCCATAACGCAGAACACCTCGTCCATGACAAGCGTATAGCCATTCTCACTTATCAGGTTCATTGTTTCCTGCGTATACCTTGCAAACAAGGCGTGTGTGCTGGCAATGTTTTCTTTGTTCGCCACCAACCTGTGAAGATCTTCAAGCCTTCCGCCTTCGCTCTTTGGGACTGGCCTGCAAAAGTTTCTTATTCTGCAAGCGTTCGATATTCTATCCGCTTCCTTAATGTATGGGGTAATATAGATGAACCTCTTCTCAGAGTGTTCGTTCATATAGTTGATGGCCGCACTGCTCTTTCCAGTGCCCATCATTGAGTCGCAAATTCGTACCTTCAAATATGCCTTTCCGCCACTTTGCTTTAGACAAAAGTAGCTGTTAAAAAAATTTATCTGAACTGGTCAGATATTTTTGAAAATTTTGTTAGGTATATCAATGGGTTTCAGCCCAAAGGCGTAAACAAAGAATTTTGGACGGGGGGTATAGGGGGGCCTTCGTCCCCCTTTGTAATGAGAGAAGATTAGTTATTATTTTTCGCCAAAAAGGAAAACATGGCTCACGCCATGTCGCGGGTATCGCGTACCCAACATCGTCTCTGCACCATTGCGCAGCGGGGCATTAGAGCACCGCAAGCAAGGGTAGTTATAACTGCCTTACATTACAGTCTACAATTTTCGCCAGAACATAACTTGAAACATGTGTACCAAACTTCTTGCAGTATTTTAACTTGATAAACTGTCTTGAAATAGCAATAAATTCTCTCTAATCCATTATATTACCTATACTTTCTAACTTGGTGGTAACTTGACAGCGCATCAGTCTTCGCCATCCCAACTATACTCCATCTTCAAACTCTTAACTTGAGTTTTGCCAAGCAAGAAAGCAGACACACCTTTCCTTAAACTGATTAATCTTGATTTC